AAATATATATTTTTTTAATTTATTTTGTATTTTTTCAATGGATTTAATATATATATGTTCTTTACAACTGTTTTTGATTATTTCTAATTGAAAATGTGATTTGACGAAATATTCAACTTGTTTTTTAATATCTGTTTTTTTCCATCTATTAAACTCTTTGTTAAATTCCACAACTTTTTTTGAAAGGATTTTTTTTTCACAATTATTGTTTAATATATCAATAATATCTTTTGCCAAATTTTTTATTTTTTTGTCAAAAGATGATTCATCAAACAAATGTTTTTGATAATAGGTCATCAAATAAATTGTTAAAAAAATTTCACATCTAATTCTAATTTTCATGTTTGTCAAAAGATTTTTGACTGTTTGTTTAACAAAATCTTTTTGAATTAATAGACAAAATTCCCCAAATCCAAGTGATTTACTCTTTTCATTTAGTTTTAAATCTAGATGATATCTCAATATTTCTTTAAAACTCATATATTAAACTTATATATTTTGTTTTGTTGTACATTTTTGATAATTTAATTTTTACTATGAACAATTTTAATATTGTTAAAAATATATGAATTTTAAAAATTTAATAGATAAATACAATTTTGAAACAGGAGATATTTTGCTATTTGAACGTATTAATTCATATAACACAATTAGTGATTATTTGTTCAATTTTGTGGACAACACTATTAAATACTTCACAAATAGTAAATATACACATGTTTCCATGATAGTTAAAAATCCACCATGGAATGACAAACTAAAAGGTTATTATGTTATGGAATCTAATTTAGAAGATTTTCCAGATTCTGAAGATCATCAAATTAAATGTGGAGTAGAACTGGTTCCTTTAGAAAAAGTATTATCTAACAAAAATAATAATATATATTTTAGGCGACTTCATTGTAAAAGAGATCGATCATTTAATGACAAATTATCAAAAGCCCATTTAGTGGTCCACAATAAACCATACGATTTGTTTTTTTCTGATTGGGTAAAAGTAGGATTCAATATTAAAATTGGTAATCAAAAAAGAACAGATAGATTTTGGTGCTCAGCTCTAACAGCTTATTTATATTGTTCTTTAGGATTTTTGAATAAAAATACTAATTGGACCACAATATCTCCAAAACTATTTGGAACTAAAGATCTTAAAAATTCTCTTAAATTTATTTCGTGTTCAGTTGATGAAGAAATTTTTCTCGAATTGCACGGCTAAAAATAACAATAAGGCCGTTGTTTGCTTCGATTGGAGTATTTTGTGGAAATAAAAATAGTGATAAAACAACAATACAACAAAAAATATAACAAATAATAAGCAACAAATATGACTAAATAATGCGTTAATATGATTTAACAACACGTTCAATAACTTTTATGAATTATTTTTGATGGTTTATCAAAAAATTATTTGATTTTCCAAAAAAAAAATATTTGCTAATTATATAAAATGGGAGGAGGTTTAATGCAATTAGTTGCTTATGGTGCTCAAGACATTTATTTAACTGGAAATCCACAAATAACATTTTTCAAGGTTGTTTATAGAAGACACACCAACTTTTCAAGAGAATCTATTCCACAAGTTTTTGATGGAGCTGCTGATTTTGACAAAAAAGTTACTTGTACTATCTCAAGAAATGGTGATTTAGTTCACAGAATGTATTTAGAAATTACCGTAACTTGTGACACAGTGAATAGAAAAGTCGGAAACTTTATTCATGCCAATGCATTTGCTTTTATCAACAATGTAGAAGTTGAAATAGGTGGTCAATTGGTGGACAAACATTATGGTGAATGGATGAACATTTGGGCTGAATTAACCAATGGCTATGACAAAACTTTAATGTTGAGGAAAATGTTAAAAGGTCAACATTACTATCAATCCAATGGTGATGTCAACAAAGCCATAGTACATGTTCCACTTCAATTTTGGTTTAACAGAAACCCAGGTTTAGCTCTTCCTTTAATAGCTCTTCAATATCATGAAGTGAAAATATCAGTAGAATTTAATTCTTTATCAAAAGTTCATGCTGAATTAGGTGACACTGATTCTACAATTAAAATGGATAGATGTGATCTTTATTGTGATTATATCTATTTGGATACTGATGAAAGAAGAAGATTTGCTCAAGTATCACATGAATATTTAATAGAACAAGTTCAATTTAATGGTAAAAATAGTATCGCTTCATCCATAAATTTAGAAAATATTGATTTAACACTAAATCATCCTGTTAAAGAATTATTATGGGTAGTTCAAAACGAATACTATGACGCTTCCAGTACTGGAAATGGTCTTTTAAAAACTGAAGCAAATCATATATTTGATTACAGAAGATGTATGGGAAATGCAACAGCAGAAGGACTTGAAGAGCAAGTCGAGTATGCTTGTCTACAATTGAATGGTCATGACCGTTTCAAAAAAAGAAGAGGAAATTACTTTAGTACTGTTCAAAGATACGAACACCATTCTGGACACACTGGATTAAATGTTACAGCACAAGATAATTCTGGAACTAACGCTACAACTTATGATAATTCATTAGTGTACATGTACAGTTTTGCTTTAGATCCAGAAGAACATCAACCAAGTGGAACATGCAATTTTAGTAGAATAGACAATGCTGTTTTACAATTAGAATTGGCATCATCCATGGATGGAACTTGTTCTTCCGTGGCAAGACAGATCAGAATTTATGGAATAAATTACAATGTTCTTAGAATCATGTCAGGAATGGCTGGGCTTGCTTATTCTAACTGAGTTAGAAACCATTATTTTATGATGATCAAGAATGTTTATTTACTTATAGAAATAAAATTAATATTGTTAAATGCTGATTTTATTTTGTGTGTTTGTTTTATCAATTTTATTTTTGATGGGATATTTCAAATGGTCCAAAAATAAAAAATATTTACCAAAAAATTATAAATATGTAAAACCCATTTTTATCAATCCCAATAAATTTAAATGGAATAAAATGAGATTTTCCATGAAAAAAATTCCCACAGATCTGGATGTTATTATAATAGGATCTGGGATGGGTGGTCTAACCACAGCAGGACTTTTGAGTAGAACAGGAAAAAAAGTTCTTGTTTTGGAACAACATACCATAGCGGGTGGTTCTACACATACATATGAAGATTTTGGTTATGAATTTGACACAGGAATTCATTATATAGGAAATATCAAGAAAAGAGAAAAAATATTAAATTTAATTACTAAAAATAAAATAAAATGGCAACAGTTAGGAAAAGAACAAAATTATGTTTATGATAATTTGATAATAGATGATGATAAATATCCAATTAGAGCAGGCTATGAAAATTTAATAAATGATTTGAGCAAATGGTTTCCAAAAGAAAAAGGAGCTATAACAAAATATATGGAATTGTGTAAAACTGTATCCAAAATAGACCTTCATTTTATGATCAAAATAATAAAACCAAGATGTTTAGCAAATATAATTAATTATTTCCATAATAAAACTTTTTATGAATATTCTCAAATCAGCGTCAAGAAAATGTTGGACAGATATTTTACAAATCCAAGATTAAAAGCAATAATTGGAGGTATGTCTATTGATGGAGGACCACCACCCAAAAAACAAAGTTTCTATATCCATGCTTCAATAGTCAATCATTTTGCTGAAGGAGCATATTATCCCGTTGGAGGATGTTCTATTTTTGCTAATGAAATTTCAAAACAATTATTTGAAAGAGGAAGTAGAGTTCTTGTGAATGCACCAGTAAATAATATAATAATTTCGAATGGTAAAGCCTGTGGGGTTAGAGTCAAAAATAAATATAATATTTATGCCAAAACAATAGTTTCTGATATAGGAATTAGGAATACTTATAAAAAATTAATAGATCAAAATTTAGAAGAAAGCAAATATTTTGATAATGTTCTAAATAACATATCTTCAAATATAAGTTACAATTTTATTTTTATAGGAATGAAAAAAAATGGTGAAGAATTAGGATTAAAAACTAATAATATTTATATGTGGCCAGAAACATCTTTTGATGATTCAGTTGATAAATATGAGAATGATCCATTTAATGAGAATTCCAAACCACCTATTTTTATAGCTTCAAATAGTATGAAAGATCCTATTTGGAAAAAACGTTTTCCAAATAAAAGTGTTATAAGTGCTATTTCTTGGAGCAATACCAATATGTTTAATACGAATGGAATTCCAAGAAAAAGAAAAGATCCGAAATATACAAAAAATAAAGAAATAGTCGAAAATGTTCTTTTAGAAGCAATTTTCAAGCATTATCCAAAGGTTAAAAATAATATACATTGTAAAAGTACATCCACAAGTGAATCTGTAAAATACTATTTGGGTTCTTATAATGGAGAAGTTTATGGGTTAGATGGAACAACCAAAAGATTTGATTATTCTAAAATTAGACCAAAAACTAACATAGAAAACCTTTATTTAACAGGTCAAGATATAGTGATGGTGGGATTTTCAGCAGTCGTGATATCTGGAGTTTTAACAGCAAGTGAAATATTAGGATATGGAACCATCCCAGATATTGTTACAGGAAGGAATATAATAGATGATATTGGAAGACTATAAATATTTTAATAGATATATGTTTGACAAATTATTTTTATTAATTCTGACCATCTCATATTTTTTGTCAGATATTCTTCCATACGTTTCTCAAATACAGGTTCTAATGAAAAAATCTTTTGTTGTGAAATCACACAATCCATCATTTTTCCAGCAGCAAAAGCAGATTGTGGAATCATCACACCCATTTCTTCTGATTTTTTGAGAAATGATAAATAAGACACTGTTTTTTTTGGAAATTTGCCACATCTATCATGTTTAATAGCAAATATTAGTATTTTTTCTAGTTGTGTTTTTAACCATTTTTTTTCACCAACATTTTTAATCAAAATTAAATCTTTCTCACCCAAACAATCATAATTTATATGAGAATTTAAAATTACATGATCAATAGCTATTTTGCTAAATCTTTTAAAATTTTTTAAATTTGTTAAACTGGCAATTATCCATGACACAGCCAATATTTCGGATTTTGTTATTTTTTGAAATTGACCAACATCAAATATAATTAATTTAGATTTATCAGGTGTTTCATTATAAATAATATTTCCCAAATGAATATCTGAATGAATATGTCCCTCAATAAATGTGTTGAAAATAGATTCATGAAAATGTTCCAATAATCCAATCATCTTGATAATATCTGGTAATTGATCTTGTAAAAGTTTTTCTGGTTCATATTTTTTAGATAAAGTGGCGATTGTTGGACCAACAGCCAATGTTTCCACTAAACAAGAGGGGCTGTTGTGTATGATTTTGACAGGTGATATATATTTATTTTTTCCTATCGGGGTATTTGACATATTTTTGATGTTTTTACCTTCTTTAAATAAATCAAATTCACCATACACCAACGATTCTAGTCTATCCGATATTTGGGATAAACCGTCATAATGTTTCAATGCTTCAAATGATGAAAGAGCTTCATTTTGAATATTTTTTCTTAAAGTTCCAATAGCAATTTTAATTTCTTTTTCTTTTTCAAAATATCCTTTTGCTATTTGAACTTGTTTTATTGAACCAGTTCCAAGACATTTTCCTAATTTACTTGTTTTATTTTGTATTGCTATTGGTAATTGATTCCAAAATTCCATTATGGACATAGGTTCATTAGAATCTCTCAAACATCCCAATAATTTTTTATAATCTTTTGGTACATTTTCGCTTTCGGATAATATTTGTGCCAATTTAATTGCTACAACTCCACCAGCAGATAATAATTTCTTGACTAGTTCAGCTGTTTTTAATTTTTCAGTTTCTCCTGTTTTACAAATTGAATTTTTATTATTGAATCCTACCAATAAAACACGTGATTGAATTTTAGGTGGTAATGCTAAAAATACTTGTTTTACTTGTTGTAAAACATCAATTGAAATTCTAGCATCATTTTTTAATGGTTCTATTAAATTTTCATCAATTATTTTTTCATAAGCTTTAAAAATTTTATTTGATGAGTTTGGTATTGTTCTAATAATGTTTGTCAAAGCCTGATGTAAAATTATATTTTGGTATTTTTCATCTTGACTTTGGAAATACAAGCGGAGATTATTTATCTGGAAAATTTGGTTTTCATGTTGTTTTTTATGAACACTCGAAATTTTTTGAAAATCATTCAGTTCAAACAAATTAATTTTTGGATTTTTTAAACAATTGACAAATTCTAATGTATTTCCAGGATAAAAAGATATTGCTGCTAAAATTATTTTTGATAATTCATTGAATGGTTGTTCATTTGGACTATTTAATTGTTCTGAATCACACAATTTTTTTAGAACAACAATATCAATCCAATCATTTTTCTCTAATTCTTCATTTAATATTTTAGATAACAACAAATCCCTTTCTAAACAAGATCCCATGATCAATTGAACATGTTTTATAATTTCATAAATATTTTTTTTTGACAGGGCTTCTTTCAATAATAAATTTTTAAAAGTTTGTTTTAGTTTCATAACATGATTTGAATTATAAATTTTAATCATATCAGTTAACGATTCTAGCCATTTTGATATATGTTTATCTAGATCATTTTGTTCAGAAATTAAAAATACACAATCTCCATCCAAATAAACTGGAATGTTAAGTTCAGGAATTGAATGATATATTTTGAGACGTTCTTCAAAACATGTTTGTTTGTTAAATTGAAATTCATATTTTTTAGCCAACATTTTTTCAACAATTCCACCAGAATTATTTGTGGAAACATAAACTCCACCCATAGTTGCTATTGTTCCTAAAACACATCCACCAATTAAATATTTTTTTTTGTTATTATTTTGTTTTTTTATAAATGTCATAAATTTAATCTGTGAATCATATCTCATATTTTTTGTAAATTCATCATATTGTGTTTTTATTTTATTATTTTTGGCACAATAATTGGTTTTATGTTTGGTGCATTTCACAATTTTGTTAATGTTCATCCTGAAAAATTTTGGAAAATTCCAAAACATTTGAAAATTAAAATTGAGATTTTAATTTAATCAAATTCAAAATAAAAAAATTTCCAGGGGTTCAACATTAAAAAAAACATCAAAAAATAAATTGAAAAAAACTAAATTAGTGATATTGGTGTTAAAATAATTTATGAGGATTAAATTAAATTAAATTGCTGAAGAAATTTTATGATGATTAAACAAGTAATATTAGTGTCAAAAAATCTCAAATTACTTTAGAACAATAACATTTGATTTGGAAAAGTCATGACCAATGTTACAACCAAGACTACAACCAAGCTCACAAACAACATCGTTACATACAACAGAAACTTTTTTTTCACGAATATTTTTTACGATTCCATACATTGGAATATTAATTTTCACAAGACTTCCAACCTTTAGTTTTGGTTGGCCATTTTTGATGAATTTTTCAAATTCTTCTATTTTTTTTGAATCGCTGGTCATATTCGGGTTAGGTTGTATGTGACAAATACATGTGGCAAAAATCAAATTTTTTTTGAAAATATCAGCAAGTTAAAATCCACTATTTTGACGAAATTTTATTTGTTGTTCATATGTTGCTAATCGTGAATAACAGTAATTACAAGAACAAAACTGTCATGATTCCTAAAATTGTCAATTATCTTGAATCAAAAAATATGCTTTTTTGATCGAAACATCTTTGGATGGAATAAAAAAATAATCAAATGTGGTAAAAAAATTATTGGAGTTATTTTGGGTGGTAGTTCTCATTGTTTGAGTGGTTAAATCAATTTGTATGATATCAATAATTCTTGTTTTGTTGAATTGTAATAATGTTCCAGTGTTGGGAATATGTTTTCAAAAAATAACAATTGCTCATGGTGGAAAAATTAAAAAATGAATAATCGAGAATCAGAAAAATTGTTATCAATGAAAAATCTGATAAGGTTTGTGAAATTTTTGAGCGTAAAAAGCAAACATTATCGAGATGGGTTATAAGATATAAAAAAGAAAAATCAAATGATAATAGAACCAATAAATATAAACCAAAAAAAACAAGAACAAAAATTTTTAAAATCCATGAATAAGTTGGATTTTAGTAAAGGTGCAATAAAATTTAAATTGTGTTGGGCATTTGATCAGGATATAATTTTCCATCTATTTTCAATTAATTCATTTTTGTGCTACATGATTATTTTGTGTGTTCCTAAAATATTTTTTATTTTTTATTTTTTTTTGTTAAGAACAAATTTTTTCATTTTGGAATTTTTAATTTGTTTTTCAATATTATTTTTGAGTTTATCATTAACTTTAACTCTCATTAAATATTCGCTGTTAAATCCAATGTTTTTTTCACAAGTTTCTTTTGAATTTTCAAATTTGTTGGTGTACATGTCACAAAACGAACAATGACAATCTGTGTTTAACCAAACGTTAATATCAGTAAAATTTTTTGTAACGGATTGTTCTAACAATGGACATTCGTTAAATCTTTTCATGATATGAAAATCAATTAAAATTTTAAGTCTTTACAAACAACAAATAGTTTAAAAATTTGGTTTCTTAAATTAAAATGATTTTATATAACATGGAAGATACCATATTCGGAATTGAGATTGATGAAAATCCATCAGAAAAAAAAAAAAATTTCGAAATAAAAATAGAAAAAAAAATTGATAATATGAGTTCTGAAATGTTCCATATTTTTTGTTCAAAATTCAATGATTGTTCCAAATATGAAGATAAATTATCAACCTCTCCCAATTTATCAAATGAAAATTTTCCGCCTCCATCATTTTTTAAAAATAAAAAATTATTAAAATACTTATTTTTCAAAAAATTGGTAGCATAAAAATTATGGGACAAATATTTTATGAATAATCTTATAAAAAAATTTACCAAAAAGAAATTTTGGATTTTCAGGAATAAAATTACTCGAAAAAGATTGTCTGAAAACTCATGATATTTTATCATATTGGAAGATTTATATATGTTCCCAAATTTGTACCACTCAAGTCATATCCACTAAGACCATCTTTCAAAATCACCTGTTGACCATCCCGAATGACTGGATTTCTTTTTGGAGGACTTAGGAAGACCTTTTTCAAAAAAAACGGCTGGGTCGTTACTGGCTTGTTTTTTTGGGAACAAAATTTTCAACAGTTGTTCTCTCACCTTTTTTTTTCAGTTGTTCTTCTATTTTAGTCCTCAGTTTTTTTTCTTGTTTTTCCAATCTTGTTATTAGTTCATCTTTTTTTAGGAGCTGTTCTGTTAATTGTTGAACTTTGAGAAACTGTTCATCCAATTTATCTTGATGTTTTTCTTTGAAAAGTTCAATAATTTCAGTGATGGAAGTCATTTTCGGATCAGTCAGTTGTCTAATTCTTTGGAATCCTTAAAAATCAAATTTTTTTTTTCTATCCGTTCATTGACTATTCAGGTATTACACCAACCGATATTTAAAATGAGATAAAAATGACTTAAAGATAAATATAAGGTTTGCTTGTATCCATTGCTTCCTATTCACCATATTCATCTAAGTTTTCAAAATTAAACCAATAAGGATAATCTTATATAAAGGAGTAAAAACAAGTAATGAATAAAATCTACCAATCCCTGAAAAGGCGTCGAGTGGTAGACGGCTTGAGGAGTAGTAGGAATACTCCAGAGAGTGTATTTACATCACAGATATTTAGGAGTTCCTATATAAGAAATTTATCTCATTTTAAATATCGGTTGGTGTAATTGAGTTATCTTTGTTTCAACTGTTTTACTGATTGAACCATTATTGTTCTGTTTGTTTTTTTGTACAAAATCTTTTTTTATCGTTTTCAAATAAAACATTTTGGTTCATGAAAATATTTTTTTTCAAAACTTAGCTCAATATTCCAACCGAAATAAAAATTTCCAAGATATATTGAAATTAAACTATCCTTTCCCTCTAGAAACCATGATGCCAAAATATACCATAGGTTCTTAAAAAGATAATGAGTTATCAATAAATATTAAAATTTAAGATTATATTTATTTTTGATTTCATCAGAGAACAGATATGAACGATACATGTACAATTTTTTGAAACATTTGCTTATTGTAACTTCTGATATTTTACAAGCATCTCCAATTTTTTTCTTGGTAATTGATAAGTTACAGACCATCGATACTAAAAATATGCTTCCAGCAGCAATGGATGGGGGGGTATTTTCATCAACAATATCCAATTTATTTGCTTTACAAGAAACATACACACAAATGTTTTTCAAATCATCACTGAGTTTTAGATTTGAGCAAAATCTTTCTATGTAATCCAAAGGGTTCGTTGCCTTGACTTTAAATTTTTTAAATTTTTTAGATTTTGATAATTTTCTTATTTCTTGACATTTTTTGACTCCTTTTGTCATATCAGAAATATCTAAATCAAAAATATCAGCGATTTCTTTTGTACTTCTTGGAACTTTGTAATTCTTACAAGACATGTAAATACAAGCCGCTTCTAAACCTTTTCTGTTAGAACCTCGTGATATTTTGGTTTCACTCAATTCTGCATACATCTCTTTAGCTTCATTGATAATAATTGATGGGATACCTGCCATTTTAGATTTGACTGTTATTTTGGAGAATATTTGCCACAAACTTCTTTCTTTGTATGGCATCGAATTCCATTTGTGATACAGTTTGATTTTGTTAAAACTATAATTTCTGTTATATGCTATGTTTGTTCCGAGAGATGACACTGGAAGAAGTTTATTGGTTGGCAACCCCACCCTAATTGGATTAGACGATTTAGTGTCTGAAAACCCATAATATCTCCATTCTGGTTCATCACTTATTTTATCACTGTGAAAAACACCACAATTAACACAAATCAAACTTTCACCATTATATTGGATAGAATTTTTTTGCTTACAAATATAACAATCATTTTGATTAAATTCTTCATGCTTAATTTTTTTAGAACAACTTATCATATTAAAAAGTTTTCTGAAAGAATCTTTTTCTTTGTACATTTTATTCATTATTTAAATTTAATTTTAAATTCAAATTTGTCAAACAAAATCATTTATAGATGTTTTATCACTAATTATAATTTTTTTTGGAATCATGTTGAAAGCCATTGCCATTCCTAAACCAAACCCAAATCCATAAGAAATTTTCTGAAATGTTGTAGTCAACAAATTGATAAAATTCATGAAAAAAACATGAAATTAAATCTTTATATTTGTAAAACAAACAATCTCAAAAAAAATTCTATTTAAAAAATTTTTGTCAACTTTAACTAAATGGAAATTTTAAAACTAATATCCAAAGATAACATTGGATTAAAAGTTCGTAAAAAAGCTATTGTACAAAAATCTCGGGTTATTAAAAACATGTTGGAAGAAGGAGAAGAAGAAGATGACACAGAACTAAAAATTAATGTGAATAAAAATATTCTCCTCAAAATAATAGAATTTGTCGAACATAATTTTAACAAAGAATACATTGAAATAAAAAAACCTATTTTTTCATCTAAAATGGAAAATTTGACAAATAAATGGAACGCCGAATTTATTGATCATTTGGATAAAAACACGTTATTTGAACTTGTAACAGCAAGTGATTATTTAAATATTAAATGTCTTTTGGATTTATCTTGTGCAAAAATAGCAACAATGATCAAAGGAAAAACACCACAAGAAATTAGAAAAACTTTTGATATAATAAATGATTTTACACCAGAAGAAGAAACTCGAGTTATGGAAGAAAACACATGGTTACACAAATAAATCGTTCCAATGTACCAGAATTCAAAAGATACATTTGAATTTAACGAAAATTGAATGAACAATTGAATATATGTTGTAAAACGGTGTTTTAAATCTTCATTGGTGTAAATCAATTTTATAAATTAACTTGAATTAACAAATTAATTATCCCTAAATATCAGAAAGTCGGCGTTTTAAATATTCAAAGGTGTAATGGATCACATCTCGTGAATATCTCATATAAATCCTGTCCATATTGTTTGGCATAAATAAAATTAGTGTGATGTAAAATTCATTTTATTTTATACCTTTGAAACTACCAATTGTCTGGTGTTAAGAATATATTTTTTGTGGTTGAACGTACATATCTTACTCATGTTAGTAACATTTGATGCATCTCATCCAGAAATATTTTGGTTGAATTGTGAACTACAAAACATTTCTTCCATGGTGGTAACACTTGATGTGTTCCATCCAGAAATATCATGGTTGAACATTGAATAATAGAACATTTGCCTCATGTTAGTAACGCTTGAAGTGTCCCATTCAGATATATTTTTATTGAATTTTGAGATACAAAACATTTCTTCCATGGTGGTAACACTTGATGTGTTCCACTCGGAAATATCACGATTGAATTTTGAATTCCCAAACATGCTTCTCATATTGGTAACATTTGATGTGTTCCATCCAGAAATGTCTTGGTTAAAACAAGAATCATAAAACATCCAACTCATGTTAGTAACATTTGATATGTCCCATTTGGAAATATCTTGGTTGAATTTTGAGCCATAAAACATTCCTTTCATAGAAATGACTTTTGATGTGTCCCATTTGGAAATATCTCGGTTGAATTTTGATTCTTGAAACATACTTTCCATGTTGGTAACATTTGATGTGTCCCATCCGGAAATATCTTGGTTGAATTTTGAATCCAAAAACATGTTTCTTATATTAGTAACGTTTGATATGTCCCATTCGGAAATATCTTGATTGAATATTGAGTCACAAAACATTCCTTTCATGTTAGTGACGCTTGATGTGTCCCATTCGGAAATATCTTGATTGAACATTGAGTCACAAAACATTCCTTTCATGTTAGTGACGCTTGATGTGTCCCATTTGGAAATATCTCGATTGAACATTAGGCAAAGAAACATTGCTTTCATGTCAGTGACGCTTGAGGTGTCCCATTCAGATATTGTTCCCAATTCTTTGATACATTTTTTTGTTTTGAATTGTCCTGTTCTCACTATTTTATGAATGTCATGAATTTTTATATTGGGCCATTTGTCATTTTTTTTGAAAGCTTTGAAATCTTTATCACTCAGCAACATGTGTATTTTAGTATTTCTTACTATCAATAACTGAGAATGTAGTCTGGATATTGCTGCTATTGTTTTGATTTTTAGTTTTCGCATTTTAACCAGTTTTTTCAGAATATTGATGCTTGGAATAGTTATTGGATTTTCCACGATGCCAATTTCTTCTATTTTGTTTATTTCTTTTTCAATGAAATAATTCTCCATGGATATCCGTTTGATATCTTCGGTGGACAAATCATTTTCTGTCCTCATTATTTTTCTGATTTCTTCTGTTGACTTTCCATTTAATACTGCTTGTAGAAAATCAAAACATTCATGGGTCAAAGGTGTTATGTCAAAATATTCTGATAGTAGAAACACTTGAACTATGTTGCTTGTTGTAAGTTGTTTTTTACCCAAATAAAATGACACTATCAATTCTATATCTTCTGAAGATTGGATAAGTTCCACAGTTCTAGTATCATTAATAAATTGTTGAATCAGTTTGGTATGTTCAGAAAAACCATCATCAACAATATATTTGTCTCCGCTATTAGAAACAAGAGTAATCATAGTTAAACTATCATTCTTCATGAAAAAAAATTCAAATTTTAACTCATCCCATTTTTTTGACACAATGGCTGATATGTCCCATCCGGAAATATCTTGATTGAATTTTGAGTGTGACCAAGTAACCTGACATTTTATCTATCCCTGAAAGTTCCATGTCTGGTTAATCGCCAAATATCACGAGGTACAATGGTTGTTGCTCCCCAAATTTCATTGAGCATAAAATCTTCATTGGTTAAAACATGGTGTGTTTTTTGGTAACTTCTCACAACTATAACAGATTTTCATATAATTTGGATATTGTTGCTATTATTCGTACATTGATATTTCGTTGTTTAACCAGAACTTTGAGTACATGGATACTTGAAAAAGTTGTGGGATTTTCCACATCCTTCACTTGTTCTATATTTGTTCCTCTTTCAACACAATGATTTTCTTCTGATACTTGTGTTATTTGTTCTGGGGATAAATTATTTTCGATTTTCATTATTTGTCTGATTTATTCTGTTGTTCTTCTGTCTAATTTTCGTTGTAAAATATCCAAACAATTATTCATTCAATGTTCTGAATCAAAATATTCGGCCAACAAAAACACATAGACTGCATTATCCATTGTCAATTCAGCTCAACCTTGATAAAACAAAATCATCAATTCTATATCTTCTTTTGTTTTTGGAACATGTATTCTTCTTGGATCATGATCTTCATCTTCTTCGCCATGATCCCTGTTGATAAATTGTTGAATTAATTTGGCATAGACACCAAATCCTTTATCCACAATTATTTCATGGTTATCTACAGAAACTATGGTAATACCGTTACCTCCACTTTCACTTTGTCTGACACCACCATTCAATATTTTGATATAATTTTTTAACAGATTTTTTCCATTCTTGCAAAAATAGAAATTTTTTTATTATTGAAAGGATCTGTGATATAATTCATTTTGTGTACATGACCAACATTTTTTTGATTTTCTAATCAATAAATATCAAAACATGTAGTTCCACTGAAAAATTTGTCTGAACTTGTCTGTTTGTTGGCCTTGAAAAACTCATGAACCATGTTCAAATCGAATCTGTCATTATGAAAATCAATTTCCAAAAATGAATTTAATTTGTTTTGTCTGTGTTCTTTGATGGACCATTCGGTTCAAATTCACATTTGTTGATTGAGATTTTGTCATAACAATAAACAAAAATACCATGAATCATAAAAAATAAATATGGTCCATCAAAAAATTTAATTTGATAACACAAATGGACCCTAAACAAAATTTCACATGAAAAGAACATTTGATATGTCCCATCCGGATTGACATCCTGTGTGTTCTGAATCAAAAAAACATAAATATTATATTTTCAAATCTTAATATATCCCAAACAGAAATATCTCCGCTAAATCTTTGGCTGGAAAACATATTACTCATCAATGACTCTTGAAGTGTCCCATCCTGAAATATCTTGATTAAAAACAGACTTTTCAAACATTCCTGCCATACGAGTAACATTTGAAGTGTCCCATCGAAAAATATCTTGATTAAACATTGAACTAAAAAACATCAAACTCATGTCAGTAACTCTTGAAGTGTTCCATTCTGAAATATCCAAATCGAATACTGATTTTCTGAACATTCCTCTCATATCGGTTACTCTTGAAGTGTCCCATGCGGAAATATCCAAATCAAATATTGAATTCCTGAACATTTCGCTCATGTCAGTTACTCTTGAAGTGTCCCACGCAGAAATGTCCTGATTAAAAACAGAATTTTTAAACATTTTACTCATATTGGTAACCTGTCCAGTGTTCCATTCAGAAATATCTCGGTTGAATTGTGAATCTTGAAACATATTCGTCATGTCAGTAACTCTTGAAGTGTCCCACGCAGAAATGTCCTGATTAAAAACAGAACTTTTAAACATATTTGTCATGTTGGTAACAAGTTCAGTGTTCCACCCAGAAATATCCATATCGAATCTTGAGCCACAGAACATGTGACTCATATCTGTGACTCTTGAAGTGTCCCATTCATAAATGTCCTGATTAAAAACAGAATTTTTAAACATATTCATCATGTTGGTAACAAGTTCAGTGTTCCATTCAGAAATATCTTGGTTGAATTGTGAAATATAGAACATAGAATTCATGTTAGTAACTCTTGAAGTGTTCCATCCTGAAATATCTTGATTAAAAACGGACATTTCGAACATTTCACTCATATCAGTTACCTGTCCAGTATCCCACTCAGAAATATCCTGGTTAAATTGTGTATCTTGAAACATGTTTGTCATATTAGTAACATGTGAAGTGTTCCATCCGGAAATATCTTGATTAAATATTGTTCTGGAAAACAAAAAACTCATATCAATAACTCTTGAAGTGTCCCATCCTGAAATATGTCCATTAAATCTTGAGTTGTTTTTAAACATGCCGTTCATGTCAGTAACTCTTGAAGTGTTCCATTTCGAAATATCCTGACTAAAAACACAACTTGAAAACATTTCTGACATGTTAGTTACTTGTTCAGTGTTCCACTCAGATATAAATTGATTAAATATTGAGCCTTTGAACATTCTACTCATGTTAGTAACATTTCCAGTGTTCCATGGGGTAATGATTTCGTTGAATCTTGAACCATGAAACATGTCTGACATATCAGTGACATGTCTGGTGTCCCATTGTTCAATAATTGAGCAAAATCTTGAATTCTTGAACATTCCACTCATGTCAGTTACTCTTGAAGTATTCCACCCAAAAATATCACAATCAAAAATTGAGTTCATGAACATTCCACTCATGTTGGTTACTCGTGCAGTGTTCCACCGAGAAATTTCCCTATTAAATTGTGAATTATAAAACATAAAACTCATGTTGGTAACACGTCTAGTGTTCCACCCAGAAATATCTTGATTAAATCTTGAACTAGAGAACATATCACTCATATTGGTGACACGTCTAGTGTTCCATCCAGAAATATCTCGATTAAATCTTGAACCAGAAAACATACCACTCATGTTGGTGACACGTTTAGTGTTCCATCCAGAAATATCTCGATTAAATCTTGAACCAGAAAACATTCTTCTCATGTTAGTAACATTTGAAGTGTCCCATCGAGAAATATCCCGATCAAATCGTGAGTTGATAAACAAGTTCCTCATATTAGTAACATAAAATGTGTCCCAATTTGATATAGAACCAAGTAGCCTGATATTTTCTCTGTCTCTGTAAGTTCCATTTCTAATCAGTGGATAAATATTGTGAGATACAATATTTTGTGTCCAAGGTTCAGTGAGTGCAAAACCTGAACTATTCAAAATATGGTGTGTTTTTGGATAACTTCTCACAACTAACAAATCTTCATGTAATCTGGATATCGCGGCTATTTTTCGTATGTGCAAATCTCGTTGTTTAACCAAAACTTTGAGTACATGGATACTTG